ACTACAAACACTTTCCGAAGCTAAAGAAATTACACCGGAAACGGTGCGAGAGCTCGAATTAATCTCAACAGAGATTTTGGGGCTATCCTTTAAACACTATCACCACATGGTACGATGGTTGAAACAGGGCTACATTGAGAAATAAAAGGTGAAAACTTTAATCCTGTACTGGCATGGGCTAGGGGATAACATACTGGCTACCCCTGCCATTAAAAAATTCAAAACCACTACAGGAGACTACGTGGGCTGGATGATGATGGAGCGTTTGCTCCCAGCTAAACTTATGGATTCTAATCCTTATATTGACCAAATCCACGGGTGTAGTGACGCTTGGCATTGCGCAGGCTCAGAAAATATTGTAGCCGGGAGTCAAGTTGTGCGCGAAGAAGCCAAAAAGGTAGCCGAGAAGTATGAGTATGACCGGATTATTGAAATTAACCATAACAACCTATCCCAGCATAAGATTATAACCACAGCTACTGACCTTGGAGTGGTACTAGGACCCCAAGAGCTTAAAACTGAATTATACAAGAGCCCTGTGGACTTAACTCCTTACTATGAAAAGATTAAGCTTCCTGATGAGTACGTATTCTTTAACGGGATAGCAGGGTTAAAAACAAAAACCTTACCCTTGGAATACGCCAAAAAGTGGCTCGATGCTAAAGGCATTACCCTTCCGATTGTATCCCCAGACTTTACGTGGGATGTGGAGACAACTCCTATCCACTTTGCAATTGAAGTGATGAGAGGTGCTACGCATAGGATTCTAGCAGATTCCGTTATGTACCACGCTGCTCATGCGGGTAATATGCACGTAGACCTTGCGTACTTCCAAAGAGGTTTAAGGATATGGGAAGAGGTTAAACCTCTCCATGTTGATGATAGGAACTCTATTGTAACTAGTTTATAGTTACTTAGGAGGAAAAGGCTTCTTACCTTTCTTTGGTGGGAAAGGTTTCTTGCCGTTACCTTCCGGAGCTTCACCGCCGCCTTCTTCAGGTGGGGGACCACCGCCTTCCTCTGGAGCTTCGCCACCGCCTTCTTCTGGAGGGACACCATCACTAGGTACAGTATCTCCTTTCTGGAATGGTTCGGGAGCACCTTCCTCCCCTTCTAAGCCACCACCAGGACCACCTAAACTTTGGATTAGAGCTTCTAAGTCAGCCACCAAACTAGCTGCGTCTCCTCCACCTCCAATAGCCGCTGCAGGGTCACCTTCCATTCCCGGTTCTACGTCCATTCCTGGTTGTGCCGCCTCAGAATCGTCACCTAGTGCTTCTGGAGGCATGTCGCCTTGTGCTTCTGGAGGCACCTCACCTGCACCTTCTGGTGGGTATTCATCAGTCATCGAATCTGTTCCTTGTTGAGTCATCTCATCTGAAGCTACGTCTTCTTCACCGTCTAGAGGTGGTTCGGCATCTTCAGGAGCAATTGGGTTGCTAGGGTCCATTCCCGCATCACCTTCCATTCCCGCAGCGCCTTCCATTCCCGCATCGCCTCCGCCTACTAGAATCTTAAGGGCTTGTAAATCAGCCTTAAGTTTTGGAAGGTTAATATACTGAGCCATCAATCCGTTTTCGGACAGTTGAACCATTTCAGAATTGTTAAATGCTTCAGTTAGGAAATCATTTACATCTAAAACTTGTACGCCTCCCTTCTTGCGAAGGAATGTTGAAAACTCTACCAACACATCGTGTAGAACGCCTTCTTCCTTAGTAATCTTGGCTAACACCTCAAACACAACTGATTGAGCTTTGGATAGCCCAGAAAAGGAAGGGGTAAATTTCAAGCTTTGAACGTTAAGACCATACTTTTCACTCAAAGTGGATAAGAGTTGCGTTTTTGCTGGCTTCTTAGATTCAAACACAGTATGAACAAACTCTCTAACATCTTTCTTAGTAATAACCTTGTCAGTAGTAGCAACAATCTTAAACACGGATTCAAATACGTTAGTTAGTTCCGCTTTTGTAGCCAGAGCAAGGTAAGGAATTTCTTTAATAGCCTCACACAAAGTCTCCCTAATAACATCACGTTCTGCATAAATGCAGTTTGCCAAGTTTTGAATAACAGTGTTGCCTGCCCATGCTTGCGCGAAGTCCGCTTTAGATTCCAAGATTTCTTTTCTGATTAATTCCTGCTGGCAGAGCATGTCGTACAAGGTCTTATTTGCGTCTGAAGGAATGTGGAAGTTCTTTCCTTCCTTAAGCTCTTTAAGAGTAATCGGAGACATTTTAAAAGCTGTACTTACTGCATTACACAATTTTACACCGTTTACCACATCTTCAAATTGCATAACCTTCTCTTTATTCTCTTTCAAGAAATGATTAAGCAACAAACTTACCTCGTTCAATTTCTTCCATTGTGGCGTTGACGTGATTTCCATACCTGCCTTAAATCTTTCTTGGATAGCTTGAAATTTATCTCGGGAGTCCTCTATTTTGTTTCGATTCTCAAATGACTGCAATACATCACTAAAAGATTTGTCTGCATGAGAGTAATTATCGTCACGAATACCACGAACAAAAGAACTGATACTCTCCTTTACTAAGTTGTCAATGTAATCACTGGACATGATTTTTTCAACCCTATTAACATTAAAGTTAGTGAGATTAATGGAACCATCCTCCTCCTGGGCATAGCTACAAGTTAAAAGTTCGCCGGACTCAGTGACGAATTTGGCTTGATTCTGGGTAGAATCCATTGTATGAAGCTCTACGTTCTCATGTAAAGCTCTTCCAAGTAAATCGGCTGAGCGATTCAAATTTGTGAGGTCTTGATTTCTAGTTTCTAACATTAGTCTATTTTATATAGAAGTACGGGGTTACATTTTCGCACGAATTTATACGGGTTCAGGGGCTTCTTCCTCTTCAGGAACCTCTTCCTCTACTCCTTCCATGCCTTCAGGGGGCATACCTCCTCCCATAGGAGGCATTCCCGGTGGGGGTTCAGGAGCTAACTCTTGTTCTAATTCAGCTTGCTCCTGCAATTCTTCCTTCATCTCTGACTTCAAAGTTTCAATTTCAGAGTCAGACATTTGGAAATAAGTTTTCATTATCCAAGCCGAGGGGAATAACTCAAGACCTTTAATAGCCTGAACTACTCGAATCTTTTGGTCATCCAACTCCAACCGTCGCTTTTCGAACATGTCTGATGGAGTACACAGTGCTAATCAACTGAGTTAATCAAGGACGGAGCAAACTTCTTTAGGTGTAAGTGTCTCTTAAGGAGAATTACTAGACCGGTTTCTACTTCTCTTTGGATTCTAGTTACAGCACGAGCAAATTTAACATCTAGCTGTGCTAGGTTTGCTTTACGCTCCGGAGATTTATCCTTCTCAACAACATAATCTTTCGGCACCTTCATCGCAGCCAAAAGCTTATCTCGGAAGTACTTAACATCATCAACCTCTCCTAAGTTTTGAGCTCCGGGGAGGACATCGATTTTAGTACCCTCTCTACCTTTAACAGGTACAAAGAAGTCCTCATCTGTGGAAATAGGGTTGTACCTCTCGTCGATACCACCAGTGGAAGGGTTAAAGAATTTCTCCTTACGGAACTTCTGCTTAACCCTCTCCATGAACGACTCGACCTTCGAAGTAGGTAAGTTACCAGTATCAATGTAGAATACCCTTCGTTCCGGAGCACGTGAAAGACGGTAGATTAACATAGCATCTTCCATTAACTTCAAGGACTTCCACGCCCTTACTCCGGGAGCAAGTATGGATTTGCCATAAGGGTAAAAGTTTGGGTCAGAAGTGTGAACTCTGAAGTGTACAACCTGCTCCTTATCCAATGGAATGTACTTCTCTGTACGTCCTTCCCCAAAGGATTGAGAATCGAAACTGCCCGATTTTTTCATGTCAGGCACTTCCTGTAGGAAGTTCTTCAAGTAACCATACTCATTCTCTACACGGAGGATGTAATTAGGGTTTAGGACCTTAATCCTTTGAATTCCAGCATTTGGGTTATTAAGGTCTACGATATTCTCGAGAAAACAATCACCATACTTACAAACATTTCTAGCAATATCCCAAATGTAATCATCCATTCGAATTGTTTTGAAAAAATCTTCAGAAGTCTTTCGAATTACCTCATGGTCAGTATTAATTTCAATAACAATACCTTCGATATTCTTTTGAGTTCCATCGTCAGCATAAATGTCCAAACCAGCTCCAATCTCTGGGTACTCGTCCATGTCCTCGTATTCTTTATACCGTTTCTTACGGTCATACTCAATCTGAGGCAGTCTTGGTAAACCTCTAGAAATACTAATACCGGCTCCGAATCCTTCAAAGGTATCAACAGTTTTTACTGTATCGCCTGCTAACCGGTCACCTTTGGCTATAGGTCGACCTGGACGTGCAAAGAATTTTGCAAACCAAGAACGCAATGTTCCTGCTCTTGGATTATACATTCCCGGCTTTGGCGCTCCAAATTCGGTAAAGGATTCGTTTAATTGGTTATTTTCTTCGTTTAGTCGTTCAGCCATGATAGGTCATCAAGTTCCGGGTCATTGTATTTAGATTTGGTGAAGGGAATCCAGTTCGATTCTTTTGCTACTTCCTGGCGGTTAATATCTTCCCCTTGTACTGCTCTAGACGGAATTGTCGGGTTTCGACGGACAACGTCTTTTAGCACGTGTGCAGAATGAGCTAGACTCATGACTAAATCATCGTGGTAACCATCATCTGCTTCTATTTTCCCATTTTCCGTTATAATAAATGTAGTTAATTCATCGGCAAGCCTTCTGGACCGTACGTCCAGCTTTGAGGTACGTAAAGCATCTTCTAAATCCCCGAGGATTATATCCCTTGATTTAGTGTCCACTTTAACCCCAAACTCACCTTTATCGTCCATCCACATATTTTCGTACTCTAACTCGTCAAACAGCTCTTCAATTAGAGAGAGTCCCAATGAGTTTCGCTCGGGGGCAATGTAGGCGGAATTATACCTCCGACCAACTTCTGCCATAATTCTTGCAAACTCTTTGATTCCTGTGGTGTTAGAGTGAAATTCAGCTACTTGCTTTCCATTGTAAACATTAATCACATGAAAAGCTGAGTAATCAAAGTCTCGTCCATAGGAGGCATCTGCTCCGATTACATACTCATGGTAAGGGACAGGGTCTTCGTAAACCCGTAATGAACCTCCATGCATTGTGTAGTACTCATCACTCGTACTATTTACAATTTGCTTAAGGGTTTGGTAATCAATAAAAGTATCCCCTGTGCCGAGGAATTCGCACTCATACTCTTGTAGCCACAAACGATGAGGCATATTACCTTGCGTTTCTACTGCCCACTTTTCAGTATAGTCAGGATGCTCCGGCCACGTAATATCAACGATATTAAAATTATTTTTTTCAAGTTGAGCGTCTCGGTAAAGTTCGTAGTATAGATTCGACATCCCATTAACCGTTGATAGTAAGGTTGCCTTACCTCCAGTTGAGATGGTAGGATAGATGGCAGCCCAAAACTCACGCATCTTCTCTACGAAAGCTGCTTCATCAACAATAAGGTGGGATACTGATTCCCCACGACCTGCACCTGCTGGTTGTGATTTAACCTTACTTCCAGTACTAAGAAACAGCGTGTGCTTGTTTTTCTCTCTAATTTCGGGTTGTAACCATGTAGGAAGGTCGTAATACATATCCATAACTCTACTTAAGAAGGCTGTGGATTCACGGTCACCAATGGAAACAACCATGACGTAGTGATGCTTTTTAAATATAATAGACCACAAAGAGTAAGCCGCACATATTGTAGTAACCCCAGCCTGTCGAAACTTCCTAATGATATTGAACCTGTTAG